GTGTTCAACTCGTTGGCTCTAACTTCTCAGGAGTTGTTGTCGCTGGCGGTGGATTGACTGTTGGTTCAAGCGGATTTGATATTGACTCTGCCGTAGTCGTTAAGAAATACGCGGCAAATGTCGGTGACGGCTCAGCCACTTCATATACCATCACACACAGCCTGAACACGAAAGATGTTCAAGTTACTGTCTATGACAACTCATCACCATACGCAGAAGTAATTTGCGATGTTCAGCACACAAGCACATCTGCTGTTACACTTCTATTCTCTATTGCACCAACACTCAATCAATATCGTGTAGTAGTACAAGGCTAAGGGGGCTAAGCCTGTGGGTCTATTAGATAGATTCGCTAAGAAAGTAGCAGCAGAATTAGAGAAGGCACCTCGTCTTCCTGCTGGTTCTGTTACTATGACTGAAAGCGAAATGGTTGCCCGTTCGGGCATTATGAATCAACAGTATGGTCAATCAACTTCGCTTCCGCGAAATCCTGTATGGCCAAATGTTCCATTCAATCCCGGTAATCCACTCATTCCGGGAAACATCAATCCACCTCGTTCTGATGGACGCGCTGACCCACGACGCTATGAGTATCAAGTCGCGCAGAACATCAACATCACTCCGACTAAACTCGTTCCTTTCACAGTATTGCGTTCAACCGCAGACCAAGTGGATATTATCCGCCGTTGCTTAGAAGTTGTTAAGAACAAAATAACTTCAATGAACTGGGATATCGTTTTATCAGATGATGCTTCAGAGCGTATTGCTGCTGAATCAGGCAAAGACCATGTACGCGCAATGGCAGATGCTCGTGAGAAATACACAGAAGACATCGCTAGACTGCGTGCTTTCTGGGAACAACCTGACCGCGCTAATGGATACACATGGGGCGATTGGCTCAATGTATTTCTTGAAGACAATTTGGTATTAGATGCTGTTGCGATATGGCCACAGAAATCTGTTGGTGGCGATTTATACGGCTTCCAGTTGCTTGATGGCTCAACTATTAAGCCATTGATTGACGACAGAGGTATGCGCCCGATGGCACCAAACCCTGCGTTCCAACAAATCCTTTACGGCTTCCCTCGTTCAGAGTTCATGGCTACTAATGATGCAGAAGATGCAGATGGTCAATTCACATCAGATGAACTTACTTATCTTGTTAAGAACCGACGCACTTGGTCTGTTTATGGATTCAGCCCAGTAGAGCGTTCATTACCCCTAGCGGATATCTACCTACGCCGTCAAGACTGGATTCGCAAGGAATACACAGATGGCGTGACACCTGAGTTGATGATGGAAACTGATGCCAACTTCGGTAACAACCCTGACCTTATCCGCGCTTATGAGAATATCTATAATGATGATTTGGCTGGACAGACTGCTCAGCGTATGCGTGTGCGTATTCTTCCTGCTGGCTTCAAGCCAATTCAATTTGATGGATACGGCGAGAAGTTCAAAGACACGCTTGATAACTATTTGATAACATCTATTTGCGGTCACTTCGGTGTGCTTCCTAGTGAAATTGGATTTAGCGGTTCAGGTTCACTCGGCGCAAGCGGATTACAAGAAGGCGAAACTATGTCAGGCGAAGCAATCGGTATTGCTCCCCTTGCTCAATGGATTAGCAATCAATTAACCAATCTGTCTTACATGTATCTAGGTATGCCACGCGAACTAGAGTTTAAGATTCTATTTCAATCAAAGATTGACACCGAGGCAGAAGCCCGACGAGTTGATATTGAATTGAAGAATGGTGGAAGAACAGTTAATGAAGCCCGTAGTGATATGGGTCTGCCATTACTAGATACACCACAGGCTGATATGCCTATGCTTCACTCATCAAGCGGATTATACTTCTTATCACCTGACGGAATCATTGATGCTTATCAGGCTTCTAATGCTTCTGCTTTATCAGGTGACGATGCTACGCCAGTCACAGACCAATTAGGTATTGGTGATGAAGCCGTAACGGAAACAGGCAAACCTGAAAAGGAAGAAGCCGAAGAAGAAGAAAAAGAGCCAACTGAAGTTGCTTCTGAAGATGAAACAGATAAAGCCGTAAAAGAAATCAAGGCTTTCTTGAAGTGGATTCGCAAGGGCAACATGAAGCGCAAGTTTAACTTTGAAGCAGTTGAAGAAGACTACGCAGAAGTGTTAAACAAATACGCTGGCATTGGTGACCTTGACTCTGCTCGTTGGTATGCTGAAAGGTATTTAGGACTCTAGTGAAACCGAACCGCAAGCGACTGCACGCAGCATTGACTATCCGTCATGCGCGTTCAATCAAGCGCGGTATGGAAGAAGTCTTTTCGGTTGATGAAATCCTTGATGACTGGTATTCCCTGCGTGACCCGATTGATAGCCCTGATGAAAACATTCCTGCCGAGGTATCTAATCAACTGGCTAGAGATTGGGCGAAAGTTCATATCAAGAAACTTGATACGGAGCGACTCAACTCTGCGCTCGCAAGACTGTATGCAGATGGCTGGACTCTAGGCACAGACATATCCTCATACGAGATTGCTCGTGCTGTTGGGCTACGCAAGGCTGCTCCCAGCAAGAAAGATTTATCTGATGCTTTGAAGATGGATTGGAAGAACTGGCGTCCTGGAAATCGTGCTGCTGCTAATTTAGTCAATCCACCAAACGGACTTAAACGACTCCTAGACGGGCGAAAAGTTAAGATACAAGACCTGTCCACCACTACGCTAAATAGAATCGGCACAGCACTCGCTGAGGGCTTAATGAGGGGTTCCACGAGGCGAGCGATAGCAGAAGATTTAGCATATATCTTAGGTGATGATGCTAGAGCATTAACGATTGCTGGAACAGAAATGAGTTCAGCAGTTGTTCAGGCAAGCAGGGATTTATACGCAGACTCAGGTGTTGAGAAAGTTCAATGGCTAGTTGCAGACCCTTGTGATGATTGCCAAGAAAACCTAGACCAGTCACCGATTGGTATAGATGAAGAATGGATAAATGGCGACCCACCAGTTCACCCGAATTGTATGTGTGACATAGCACCTTATGTCGTGGATACTGGCTTGTGGGCTTGGCTAGAAGAAGAAGAATAGGAAACAAATGGCATTTCAACATGTGAATACATCAACCTTCACAACACCACAGATACTGCTTCAGATTCCAACAGGAATTCCACGACAGACACCAATCACTGTCTACAATGGTCATAGTGCTGCAATCTTTATCGGTGATGAAACAATCAGTACATCAGGCGCGACAATAGGTAGAACTCTTGCTGCTGCTAACTCACAGACATTCTATGTTTGCGGTGGAGATGTCATCTACGGAGTATCCGCTGCTGCTTCTGCTACTGGCGCAATCGTCATTACCTATTCGGCATAAGGAGAACCATGAGCGACTCAACTAATGTCTATGCAGACATACTCAAATACGACGACAATGGTGATGGCACACTAACTGTTTACGGCAAAGCAACTGATGACTCAGTTGATATTGACCAGCAAATCTGTGACCCGGGATGGTTAGCAAAGGCGATGCCTGACTGGTTCATGACTGGTGGAAATATCCGTGAACAGCACAGCAATATCGCTGCTGGCGTTGCTAAAGAATACGAAGCGAAATCTGATGGACACTACATCAGCGCATTAGTTGTAGACCCAGTATCAGTGAAGAAAGTTCAGAACCGCGTATTGCGTGGATTCAGCATCGGAATTAAATCTCCGCGTGTTGTGATGGACAAGAAAGCAGCAAATGGTCGTATCATTGATGGGCAGATTGTAGAAGTCAGCCTTGTTGATAGACCAGCAAACCCAAACTGCCAATTAGTATTGGCTAAATCTATCAATGGTGAAAAATCATTAACGAAAGTCGAGGAACTGGTGGAAACTACCATAGAAAAAGAACTCGTTGAAGAATCAATGCCTATGAATGGCGAAGCCAAATCAATTCCTTCACAAGAAGATATGATGTCACGCTACGCTAGCGCAAAGCAAGCATTAGATGAAGTCACGATGATGTGCAAAGAATACGGCTATGAACTTCCTAGCGAAGAAAAGCAGTATGGCGAATCAGCCGAAGAAGAATCAGCAGAAGGTCCAGCAGGAAGCGGAGCCGAGCATGAACTTGGTGAAGCAAAAGAAGTTGCGCCAACTGAAGAAGAAGAAGTTGCAAAATCAACCTTGACAGAGATTATCCCTGACACGACAGTTGATGAGCCAATCATTCCGGGAATCAATCCCGAAGAACACGAAGATTCTGAAGATAAAGTGTCTTCAGAGAAATCCCTGCTCGCTGATATCAACATTACTGATATCGTTGAGAAAGCCGTAAAGAGTGCTATGAAATCGGTTGAAGCCGAAGTCGCTAAGTTGAAATCTGCAAAAGAGGCAGTAGAGAACAAAGCAGCATCGTTAGAAACAGAATTAGCAACGGCAAAATCTCTCGCAATAGGTGGCGGTCCAAAGCGGACAACCATAGCGACAGGTGCTGAAACAGTAAACGAGTGGAACTCAAAGGCAGAATTGTATTTTGCTAAGGCTTCCGCTACAACCGACCACGACCTTGCTAAAGGTTATCGCGCAATGGCTAAGGACTTCCTTGCCAAAGCAGGTAATCCTGATGCAGAGTCAAACTAACTCTTTACAGGAGAATCAATAGATGAAAGAAGTAAAAGCAAAGGACTTGTATAACGAGTCCAACCCTGCGGTTGCTGCTGCTCGTCATGAGGAATACCTTGGTGAGTTGAACAAGTCAATCAACGGAGCATCAGCAGACCCTTCTGTGTTATCACAGATGGAATCTGGCAACGGAGTAAAGTTCGGCACAGGAAATCCTGTTGCTCAACTAGAATCTCTCGCTGCTAATAAGTCACTTGCTCCTGAAGCACTTGCTTCACTTACACAGGCACTCGCGACTCAGCGTGGCGCAATGGGTGATATCAATAAGGAAATCACTCTTACTACACCTCTTAGCACATCATTCGCGGCATTCGACCTCGAAGCACCTGCTAAGTTACTAACACCTCGCCCAACACCACTCCGTAACCGCATCCCTCGTAAGAAGGGTGTTGGTACATCACACCGCGTAAAGCGTATCCTTGGATACACTGGTACAGGTACTGGTGGTCAAGGAAACATTTGGCCGGGAATCACAGAAACCACTCAGAATAACTTTGCTCCGGGAAGCGCAAACGCTTTCTGGCTAGAGCGTGGTCCACAGATTTCTTACACAGCAGACGACCTCGTTCTGCCTTACAACTCCTACTCACTATCTGACCAAGTATCATTCGATGCTAACTTCTCAGGTATGGGTTATGAAGACCTTCGCCAACTATCATCAACATCTACGCTATACGCAACAATGTTGATGGAAGAACGCATGATGCTATACGCACGCGGAACAGCATCAGGTTACTCAGGCGCACTTGCTGCACCAGCAACAGTAACTCTTACTTCACCAGTAGCATCAGGTTCACAGACAGCACTCGCTGCTGCAACCTACTTTGTCTATGTAACTGCTAACGCAGGTGTATCAGGCAACGGCTTCGGTGAGTCAATCGTGTCTTCTGTTCAATCAACAGCAGTCGCTTCAGGCGATGTTCTTGCTATCTCATGGACAGCAGTCACAGGTGCTATCGGTTACAACATCTATGTTGGAACTACAACTGGCACAGCAAACTGCACATTCCAAGGTGTAGCACAAGGCACATCAGCAGTTATTCAGGGCGCAGGAACTATCGGACTTCTCGGTAACAACTTCGCTCTAACAACTACTGGTGCTGCTGCTTCACGCGCTAACGCTGATACATCAGCATACGCAACTGGCTATGACGGAATTATCCCAACAGTTACAGGTGCTAACTCAGGCGCAAACAACATCATCAACACAACATTCTCAACATCAAATCCTGGTGTTGAATACCAGAATGTTTTCTATACTCTGTACAACAATGTTAAGGGCGACCCTGATGAGATTCTTATCAATGGTGCAGACCGCAAGCAGTTGTCAGACTCAATCAAGAACGGCTCAACAGCCAACTACCGTTTGAATCTAACACAGACAGAAACTGGCGATTATGTTGGTGGTGCAACAATCGGTGCACTTAACAACGAAATCACAGGCAAGATGGTTCCTTTGACTGTTCACCCATGGTTGCAGCAAGGTATCTCACCTGTTCTTTCATACACACTTCCAATCCCTGACACAGAGGTTTCTGATGTTTGGGCTGCTATCAATGTTCAGGACTACATGGGTATTCAATGGCCAGTAGTTCAGTTCTCATACGATTTCAGCACATACTTCCGTGGAACTTTCTTCTGCTACGCACCAGCATGGAACGGCGCAGTCTCAGGAATCCAGAACGCATAATGTGTCTTGAATGCGGTTGCAATCAGCCATCACAAAGTCACGGTCGTGATGATGTGTCTACGGCTGTAATTGTTACACCAAACGAAACACCTCAATAACTAAATAGCCGACAGAGGGGCGAGTCTAAAAAACTTGCCCCTCTTAGGTAAGGCTACGGAAGGAAACCAAATGCCAAAGATGATTCCACCAACTGGATTAAAAGAGATTGCAGTTAAGACGGAACGCGGAACAAAACTTTACAAGGCAGACCGCTCAGGTTTAATCAATGTTGATAATCCTAAGCACGCAAAACAAATGAAGGACGAAGGACTAGGACAGGCGAGTTTACAGGGCGCGAGCGACCCGAAGTTAGGATTTACCTGCATTCAATGTGGGTTCGGCTCATGGTTTTCTAAATGTTCTAGATGCGGTCATCAAAATGTGCGCATAGAAATGGACGGGTCAAGTGGCTGAATCAATCAACCCAAGCACTCACGGATTAACAGCATCTTATTTAACTGCTGATGAATACCGTAATGCGCCGACATCTATTGACATTGACAATCTTGTTTTTAACTCTAGCGACCCTGATGTTCAGAACAGCGAGTTAGTCAATGTAATTGCACGCGCATCAAGTTGGATTGATACATACTGCAATCAAGTTTTAGGCGCAACAACAGAAACAGAATCACAGCGCACACGCATTAGCCCTGACGGGTACATCAAGTTTCACCCACGCTACTCACCAGTAATTGCTTTGACTGCACTTCAATACGGCTATCCTTCAACTAATCTAATTACCGCTACTAACATCGAGAGCGCATGGATTGAAGACCAGCAAATTCTTTATCCTTATGCCAATCTTTCAACAAGCATTACAAGTCAAGGTCCGTTGCAGTTCGGCTTTCCAACTACATCAGGGCAACAATGCTTTATCAAATATACTTATGTAAATGGATATGCTAATACGCTTATTGCCTCAGCGACAGCAACTCAATCAACGCTAACTGTTACAGACGGAACTGGCATTGTTGATGGATTACAAATGAAGATTTATGATGGTATGTATTCTGAAAATGTTACAGTCGCAGACACATACACATTCGGCTCAACGACAGTTCCTTTAACACGACCATTGGTGTATACTCATACCGCAGGAGTTTCATTCTCTGCATTACCACCAGCAATCAAAGAGGCTGCTATCTTGGTTACAACTTCTATGCTTAAAATACGCGGAGATGCGTCAATGACTATGGGTATTGGAACTGCACCTGTGACATCTTCAACTGGCGTTAATCAAAACATGACTAACGACATCAGTATGGCTATGGATTTATTGAAGCCTTATCGTAGGATTAGATAATGAGTCGCAAGGTTGTACGCGAAGCAGTCCAATCTTGGATAGCAACGGCTCAGATAGAAACACTCAATCAAGTATTCACCTCGTTTCCTAAGCGCATTGACTTTCAAGTTAATTCATTTCCCGGTCAGAACAGCCGAGCAGCAGCAGTAGTCTTCCTTGAAAGCGAAGATGAACAGCGTATTGCTATCGGTGGCGTTGGGGCTATGCCAGTCGGTGAAGGATATGGCTGGAAAAGAGTTGATTACTCAGTAGCATTACAAATCTTCCATCACTCACTTCAGCGTAATGCAGAAGATGCTATGGACGACTTTGATAATTTAATTGATGCTGTGAAGACAAGGCTTCGACAAGGACAGCACACTCTAGGGGAAACTAACCCCAATTTGATTTGGCAAGCAGCCGAACCGAGCATCTCTGTTCAGTATGGCGAACCGCTTACCAACGAGGGTGGCGCAACAGAAACTTGGTGCGCTATCCGATTTATCGTAACTGAAATGATAGAACAATAGGAGAATCCCAATGGCTCGTTACACATACAACGGCGAAGTAGAAATGGTGTTTCCAACACTCGGTCTTGTCGCTAAGCAAGGCGATTCATTTGATGGTCCTGATGGGCTAACGGCTCCGGGATTATCAATATCATCTGCTAAGACCGCACCTGCGGTTCCAACAGCACCAATCGCAAAAGAAGACAACAACAAGCAGTCAGCCTCGTCTGACACAACCGCAGGAGCGTGAATAAATGGCATCAGCACAACCTTCCGTACGCAGTTACCTCGGAGTCGCTAAAGAGGTAACGCCAGCAACACCAGTAGTCGCATCAGCATTCATTCCAGTCAATAAAGACTCATTGAAGCCTGTTGATATTATTGCACCACTATTCGACACAGGACTTCGTGGTTCTATGGCGGAAAACTACACATACATTCAGGGTCGTCGTCACACAGAGATTGATGTCGCAGGTCCAGCATTTGCAGACACAGTTGGTTGGTGGCTTGGTTCAATTATGGGTTCAGTAGCGACTGTTGGCGCATCAGCACCATACACTCACACAATCTCATTGAAGAACGCGACATCAGGAGATGCTCAACCAACATCACTAACACTTGAAGATTATTATGTATCAGGCAATCGTTTCTATCCGGGCTGCAAGGTAACTGATTTCACTCTTACCTTTAACTCAGATGGAATGCTTGAATACACAACAAAGTTAATGGGTCACCCATCACAGACAACATCAGCAGCAACACCATCATTCAGCGCAGTCACACCGACTCCTGTATGGCGCGGTGCTGTATCTGTTGGCGGAACTACTATCGGATATACAACAGCAGCAAGCGTTACAATGACACGCAAGGCTGAGGCTATCTTCGGTATTGATACCACACAAGGACCTTACGAAGTCTTCGTTGGTGCGCTAGATGCAACAGGCAACATGACATTCGTTATGGAAAATGATGACCAACTCACTAACTTCCTAAGCAATACACAACCAGCATTGACTTGCACCTTTGCACAAGGTGCTGGCGCAACTGCTACATCTATTGCTTTCACAATCACTAAGGGTGCATACACAACTGCTGCTATTGACCGCGCAGGTGAGCATGTCAGCATTACAGTAGACATCGCAGCGATTGCTAATACCACAGATGCTGGCTCAACCGCAGGTTTTGCTCCTATCAAGTGGACACTTCAGAATGCTGTTGTTTCTGGTACTTACCAGTAACTTCTAGCGTAAGTCGGCTAGAGGGAGTTGTATCAGAGCGAGTGTGCCGCCTTCCCACACTTGCTCCGACTCCCTCTAGTCCTATAATGTGAAGGCAACCTATCGGAAGGAAATAACATGACAGAGAAAAGAACAATCACACTCCCATCGGGAGCAACCGCAACATTCCGTGACCCAGCAACGCTACGCGTAAAAGACCGCAAGAAGGTTCTACGCGCTGCTAATGGCGAAGAAGGTTTGATGCAAGCACTATCTATCGTTGATGGTTTAATCGCTATTTTGATTGAGGAATGGTCATTTGACATGTTGCTTCCTTCAATCAAGGTTTCAGTTCTTGATGAACTGACTATGGCTGATTACGACGCATTAAGCGAAGAAGCAGGAAAAGCACAGGCTATCCTGTTTCCGGGATTGACTGAAAGCGACAAATCTGCGAATGACCCTGATAGCCCTTTCGAAAACTCCAACGCTTAAAGTGGACTCTTGAAGGCGGAGAGAGGCATGAAGCATTTACTTATCCTGATGATGAGTATTTCTATTACCTCGCTGCCGAAAAGTTCGGTTGGACTCCTAATGAAATAGATGAGCAACCTGCTTATCTAGTGGATTGGCTTGTTTCAATCGCCGTAATGGTTGATAAGGTGAAAGCGAATAAAGAGTGATACCTAACAATCTTCGTTTAGTTAAGAAAGTCTGGGATAAAGAAACTAAAAGCCTAGACATCAAAGCACGACTCATGCGTGATGAGATGATGGCTGCTTTGATACAATTATCTAAAGAGCAGATTGAAGGTAAGCGTCCTAAAGTAAATGGTCGTTACACCAAAGCAGTATCAGGGCTACCGCCTATGAACCGCACAGGTGATTTGCGCCGTTCTATTACGGGCGAAAAGTTCAATGTCGGTTTCGCCAACTACTCGGCTATTGTTGGTCCTACTATTGTGTATGGTCGCAGAGTTGAACTAGGTGGTGGAAACTGGAGTCCGGGAACTATGTTCCCTTACATGGCACCTGCTTATGCAAAGTTTAGAACAATGGTATTACCGCAGATAACCAACAAGTATTTTAGGAGATTCAAGTGAATGGTTTTTTACCACCAGTAATCTTTGAAATACAAGCGAACGCTGCTGGGGCTATTGCTCAATTCAAAAGAGTTAATACAGAACTTTCTGTCATGGAAGCGAAGGCTCTAAAAGCAGGTAAGGCATTAACAGGTTTTCAGAAAGCAGCAGTAATAGGCACTAGAGCATTGAAGGTAATGACTTTAGCGTTTGCTGCATTTGCTGCATACGGCATCAAAGAGATGGTCAAGTTAGAGAAGTCATATACTCGACTTGGTCAAGCGATGGCTAATGCTGGCGTAGCAACAGAAGCAAATCTTGAAGCAACTTCTAAGTTGATGGATAGTTACGGCAAGTTAGGTATTGGTGCTGATGCAGCAGCCGATGCTTATACAGTCCTTATCACAGCAACGCAAGATGTTGAAAAGAGCAATAAACTTTTAGCGTTATCTGCTGACCTCGCTCGCGCCCGTACTATGAGTATGGAAGATGCAGCAAGAGCATTAACACGCGCTGCGAATGGTAATGCTCGTATCTTCACTCAGTTCGGTATCACTCTTGATGCAGCAAAGCCTAAAGCAGAAGCAATCGAAGAAGCGATGGGGAAATTAGAGCAAAGGCTGAGTGGTCAGGCTCTTGCATATACTAAAACTTTTGCTGGTCAAGTTGCTATTCTTACAGAAAACATTGATGCTTTAGCGGAACAAATCGGCATGAGAGTATTGCCAGTATTAAACAAGTTCGTTGGTGGTTTAACCAAGAGTGGCGAATGGGTTAAGAAAAATCAAGAATTTGTAATCGCTCTTGGTATTGCTATAACAGTTGCGTTGATACCAGCCGTAGTGACTCTGACTAAGAAATTGGCTTTATTAGCACTCACTATTCTTAAATCACCTATTGGGCGATTAGCGGCAATCATCTTTGCAGTTGCTTATGCTTTTGTTAAAGCATATAACAGTTCAGAAGATTTCCGTAAAAAGATTGGCGATGTCGCCAAATTCGGTATGACCGCAGTAGGTTATTTAGTAGGTGTAGTTGAAACACTCGCTCGTGGATTAAGCAACGCTGAAGGTGCTGGTCTCAAATTACGCAAAGCCTTTCAACAACTCAAAGGCGACGATGCAGGTGCAGCCAAAACTGCTCAACAAATAAAAGACTGGGAAGCCGAACACGCCAAGATTGGCAACTGGACTAAGGCTATTGAAAACGCGAAGAAAAAAGTTGATGAATTTTCTAAGAAAAAGATAAGCATTACATGGGATTTTAAGATTCCAAAGATTCCGGGATTTAATAACGGAACAGGCGGTGGTGATGTTGCTGGCGATGTCAAAGAAATCGCTGATGCGTTAATTAACGCCCGTCAGCGTGCTATTGATTTCAAGAACGCCATGATTGATACGGCTAAAGAAATCCACGCTAAATGGAAGTATCTAGTGAAGCGTGATATTAAAGACGCTATTCGTTTCGGATTACTTGACCCAGTAGACCAGTTAGTTGAGCAAGTAGGCACTTTGATGTCTGCTTACAATAGAGCATCATCACAGTTTGCTGGTGCTAACGCGACATTGATTGCTTCACAGCGAGCATACGAGAACGCAGTCAAGGGAACAGACAAGGCGTTAATCGCTTCTGCTGAAAGCGCATTGAAGCGTGCTGAAGATTCTGTTAATACAGTTATGGGTCTAATCGGCTCATCATTAGAAGATTTGCAGAAACTACAAGATGACATCATTAGCGCAATCATTGGACTATACCAAAAAATTGATGAACTCAAAAAAGAACGCGCTCGCGTAATTGAAGAAGCGAATTTACAAGAAGCCAAATTAACTAAAGACCATCTTAAAGATTTGGCTAAAATGCAGAAAGACCATGACCGAGCAGTTGCTCAGGCGCAAGGTGATGCAGCCAAACGAGCAGCAGACATTGTCAAGCAGTCCGTAGACCAAATACGCGGAGTGTATCGCTCAGCGACTCAAAAGAGTATTGGCGATATTTTCTCTACGCTTACCTTTGAGGGCAAGTATCTTAAAGGCGGAACAGTTGAGAAACTGCTTGGTGCGCTGGGATTACAAACAAGCAAGGCGAAGACTCTCGCTAATGATGCTGCGAAATTAAGCGGATTAGGATTTACACAGACTTTCATTGAGCAGGTTATTGCTCAGGGTCCAGATGTCGGGCATGAATTAGCGCAGACAATCCTTAACTCGACTCCTGAATCAATCCAACAACTTCAAGGTTACTGGCTTGCTTTAGAAGAACAGTCACAGCATGGCGTTGATGCTATTGCTAAACAAATGAACTCAGGCATTGTTTTGGCTACTGAAGAACTGACTGCTCAATTAGCACAGGTCGGCAAAGACCTCGCTGAAACGCTTGCTGAAATGACAAAAGAATTAGCGGAATCAACTGCTACTGCTGTGGCTGAATACAAAGAAGCCTTACAAGAAATCCGTGACGCTACTGCTAAAACAGTTGCTGCGATTGATGCTGACATCAACAAGTATCAAGGACAGATTACTATTCTTGAAGATGCGTTAGGAACTATCGCTACTACGCCACCACCATCAAGTAGTTCTATTATTCCTTTTTTGCCTAAAGATGAAACACCAGTTGTTCCTGTTCCAGTTCCAACTGAAGAACCGACTCCGACACCTACACCTACGCCAGTAGTGCCAAAACCAGCACCTAAACCAGTAACTACTACCGCAAAGTATGTAGTCAAACCCGGAGATACGCTGAGTGCGATTGCTAAAGCAAATGATATTTCATTGAAGAAACTTCTTGCTGACAATCCTAAGTTCACAGAGGTTGATAAATATAAGGGCGGAAACATGATTTGGGCTGGTACAACAGTCAATATCAAAGCAACTACTAACGCTACTTCACAATCTATCGCTAGTGATGTGGGTTGGGCTATTAGAACATCTAGTGATGTATCTTATGGAACTAAATCAAGCGCAGATGTTATTGCTGAAAGACGACAGAGAGATGGGTATCTATAATGCCAGTTACCTCACTCGCTAATTATCGTTTCGCGTTCAATGATTTTGAGTTCGGTGGCGGTGATTCTGTCTATCAAATTATGACTCTTGATGGATTAGAAGACCTGCCTATTATCCGCAATCAAGATGATAACCGAGGCTATCAAGATGGTATGTGGACTGGTCGTGACTTCCTTTCAGGGCGCACATTAGTATTCGTTATCACAGTTCGTGGCGATTCAAACAACTCAATGCAGTATTACTTGAATCAAATACAAACTGCGCTTATCCCACAACAACAAGGAACTGGATTACTTCAGTTTCAGTTGCCGGGAAATGACCTTCAACGACTTCAGGCTCGCGTAAGAAGGCGTAGCGTTACTATTGATACCAGTTACTCATCAGGTATGGCAACGCTGACCTATGAGTTCTTCTGTCCTGACCCTAATTACTACGACGATGCCCTACAAGACACAGACTTGGCTGCTACGGGTGCTATCGCAGGTCGTACTTACAATCGTGTCTATACGGCTCCAGCGACTCCTACGGCTAATCCGCTAGAAACGGGTATGAGTTATGGTGGCGGTTCTACGATTGATAACATCATTACTAATT